TGCGCTGCCGCGCCGTCGCCCGTTCAAGAAGATGATGCATCGGACGGCGAAGGCGGCACCGGCTCAAGCCGAATCGGAATCGCCAGGACCATGAACGATCCGAAGGCCCGCGCGCATCTGCTCGGGGTAAAGGATGCGAGGAAACATAAATTGGGATTGTGATGAAAAAGAACTTTGATCCGTTGCTAGGCAAGCGCGACGTCACGAGTTGCCTCTATCGCGCCGTTCGAAACTATGTCGAGAAGCATGACGGTCGCATTGTCGTCATCGGCGGCATTCAGATCCAAGAATGGCCGGGTGAACCAGCGCGCAATTTCAGCATCGCTATCAAATGCATGGGGACGAAGCCGGTTTTTGCGGAGCCGAAGAAATGACCCTGCCATACGAAAACGCAACCAGCGGCCGACGCGCGCTCGACGAGGTGCAAAAGGTCCTCGGTCGATTCGGTGCTACGCGCTTCGGCGTGATGACCGATACTGAAAAGCGCGAGGTCATCGTGCAGTTCACCTATCGCAACCGGGACATTCTCGTTCGCGCGAGCGTCGCCGGCTATGCCGCGGCACTGCTCAAGAAGTCGCCATACAGCGGGCGCATGCGCAAGTCGCGCGAGCAATACGAGGGAGAAGCCGTCAAGCAGGCCGAAATCTCGGTGTGCTCGATCCTGCGCGACTGGATCAAAGGTCAGGTAACGGCGGTAGAGGTTGGCGTCCTCTCATTCGAAGGAGCGTTCCTGGGATCGATCCTGCTCGGAACCGGTAAGACCGTGCTCGATACGATCGAATCTCAGAAGCTTCTGCCGCCGAGCGAGCCGGATACGAAGTTGAGGATTGCGAAATGACCGGCGACGAAGGCGACTTCTGGCACGCCGTCCGCGAGGCCACACGCCAGCTCAAAGCGAAGCACGGCATCCCATGTCCGGAGTGCCGGCGCCTGCATCCGAAGCGCGAGCCGACGATTCTGCTGCCCGGGGATCGATGCAGAGTTGACGGGTATCGGGATCGCAGGGCGAGGTTGACTAAGGAGCAGATCGGGGAGCTGGGGAAATGAGCGAGTTGAAAGAGCTGTTGCGGGAGGCACTGGACTATTACGACAATGCATCGGTCACCTATGCTGCGTGGGCAACGAAAGCGCGCGCAGTGCTGACTCTTTCGCTGGCCGAGCCCGCGCCGGAGCCGGTGGCCTGGATGATGTACGACGAAGGTAAGCGCATTCCGCTGATATGCCACTTAGAGCCATCCAACCGCCATTTTGTCGATGCGTTCCAGGTCTATCGCGCCCCGCCCCCGGCCAGCCCGTCGGATGTGCGGGACGCAGCGAGGTACAAATGGCTGGCATACATCGGGGACAGCTCATGGACTCCATTGTGCAAGCGCGATAACGGTCCTGGCGGACAGCTTTTTGAGCAATATATAGATGCGGCGTATGAACGTTTTAGAAAGTCACAGCAGGGAACCGCCATATGACCTCCCCGCCGGATGTGCAGAACGTGCCAGATGTTTGGGGGCTGCTGGAAGCCTGTCTCACCGTGATCGAGGAAGAACGTGCCAGCCCTTCAGTTTGCAGAAACATCCAAGCCGCTCTCGCCCAGCGTGACCGATTCGTGCTGGTGCCGAAGGCGGAGATCGGAATGTCGATTCCTATGCCGTGCATTCGACATCAGCATCGGACGCAGACATTTCAGACGGTCGCAAGTACGACGATAACGTATTGCCCATTTTGTCGCGAAGAAGACATGCTAGCCGCGGCGCCGAAGCCGGAGTGGAAGCTATGAGTAGAAGCCCTGAAAGTATTGAAAGGCGTAGAGCCCACGACAGACTGCGCAACCAAAGTGAAAGCAGAAAGAAAGCCTTTAACGAACTGCCCAAGCGTTGGATGGCGAAAAATCCGGAATGGCGTAAGGCTCAATGGGCGGTAGGCAACGCCGTCCGAGATGGCAAACTTCAAAAACTCCCATGCTTTATTTGTGGTTCGGAGCGCGTAGAAGCGCATCATGCGGATTATTCCGTTCCGCTCTCCGTGGTGTGGCTATGCACGATCCATCATCGTCAGGCGCACGCGATCATGCGGAGGATTCATGTCTGATGTTCCCCTGCCAGCGCTTGAATTATGGGACGAGTGCGGCGGTCCCGATGTGAGCGAAATCGCTACGCCAGGATTTGAGGCGAAAGCGCGTCAAGTAATCATCGACTTCTACAATGCCGCCCGCGCCGAGCGGGATGCTCTATTCGAGACGCAGCGCAAGACCCTAGAATCTCAGCGCGACGAACTGATGCGCAAGTGCGCCGAGCGGGACGCCGAAATAGAACGTCTTCGCGCCGCCCTCGCAGCAGCCCAGCGTTTGCAAGCAGCCTACAAAGTCGCGGCCGACGTTGGCTAAGGGACATGCGCATCGAACCGGAGCAGAAATGATCCGCTTCGGTCCGCTGTGGTGGCTGCCGTTCGCTCTAGCTGCGCTCATCTCCTTCCTCTGCGGCTTCCTCGCTCGCACTCTCGGCTGGATCTGATGGCAAGCAAGCGCCTGTTGCGCTGTATCGGCTGCGGGCTCGAATTCGCTTCCTCCGAAGCATTCGATCTGCACGCGACCGGCTCCAGGCGAGCTCCGATCAGCGCCCCGCGGCGTTGCCGCACCGAGGCAGAAATGAAGCGCCTCGGCATGCACAGGACAGACGTCGATAAGCGCTGGACGGCGCGTCGCCTGAAGTCATAATTAGCCCCTCAAATCCCGCGATTACGGTATGGGCTACCGTGCCAGCATTTCGGCATGGGTGCTTCTCCGTGACGGCTCGAGGTCGATTCTGATCCCGGCGACAGCGGCCGGCGCCCGCCATTTCTCTGGCCGGTATGAAGCGAGACGACGTTGACCTTGCACCGCCGCGCAAATCGATCATGTCCCTGGTTGTCCCAGCTGGCTCGGTCGCGATCGTGGTCGTAAATTCGCTGTTCGTCGGCCTGGCCTTTGGACGCAAGGACGAGCAGCTCGCCAACGTGGTCGATGCGGTGAAGGAAATCAAGACCGAGATGTACCGACGCTCGGACGCGGAGGCGCTGAACCTGAAGGTCGAGTTCCTGGACCGCCGAGTGACGGCCCTCGAGGCTGTGCGCCAGCACCACGTCGACGTCGTAACCGCCAAGGTCGAGAAACAGGAGGACGATATCCTCACCTGCGCGCAGCACTGGCTTACCGGAGGGGGCAAGAAATGACGACCGACGCGGAATTGATGATTGCCTCGGTGGCGATTGTGGTGCTTGTGCTGACTTTCTTCGGGGCGAAATCATGAATCGGGAAGCGCTGACGGCCGAGGACTTGGCGCAGGCGATGCTGGCCCTGATTGACAAGGTCGAGATGCTGATGGCGCGGGTTGCGGCGCTGGAGGCGAAAGACCATGATTCGAGGCAGCCCGGTGATTCGTTTTTCCAGTGGGTGCATTGAACGGAGGCCGCCATGACGCCAGCCGAATTCATCGCCGCGATGTCCGGGCCGGCGCAAGCAGCGCAGGCGAAAACCAGGGTTCCGGCCAGCTTCACGGTCGCCGAGGCCGCGCTCGAGTCGGGCTGGGGGCATTCCCGCTTGGCCGTCGAAGCGTTCAACCTTTTCGGGGTCAAGGCGGATCCGGCGTGGCTGGGCGAGCGTGTTTCGATGGATACGCGCGAATGGACTTCCGATCGTGGCTGGATCATGGTGCCGGCCTACTGGCGCAAGTATCGGGATTTCGAATCGTGTCTCGAGGATCACGATGACTTCCTGTCGCATCCGCGCTACGCGCACTGCTTCGAGGCGGCGAACGGCGAGGAATTCGCCCGAGCGGTGCAGGCGGCCGGCTATGCCACCGATCCTTCATACAGTGACAAGCTCATCAGCATCATGCGCGCCCACAATCTGGCCGCGCTGGATGCGCCGGCGGTAGCCTGATGGGCACTCCCGCTTGGCTTGCATTCATAGAGCGTATCGCGCCAACCATTGCATCGGCGGTCGGCACCCCGGTTGCCGGCATGGCAGTGTCTGCCATCGAGTCGGCGCTAGGGATCACGGGTGGCGACGGCTCAACCGACAAGATCGAACAGGCAATCGTCAACGGCCAGCTCACTGGCGAGCAGATCGCGAGCCTGAAGAAGGCCGATCAGGACTTCCAGGCCAAGATGAAGGCCCTGGACGTCGATTTGGAGAGGATGCAGCTGCAGGACGTAGAGGGCGCGCGTCAGATGCAGGTCGCCAAGCCCTCCCCAGTGCCAGCAGTGCTTTCGATCATCATCACGCTAGGGTTTCTCGGGATCCTGTCGGCCATGCTGGCGGGGGTCGATGTCACCGAGAATCAGGCGTTCCTGATCCTGATCGGGTCACTGGGGGCCGGCTACACGCAAGTGCTGAACTTCTGGCTGGGCAGCACCCGGCACAGCCAGAGCACGGCCAGCATCAACGCCGAAACCGTTGCGGCGGTCGCGAGAAAATGACCTGGCTCGATTTGGCCCTCGATTGGGTGCGTATTGCGGCGGTCTTCGTGGCGTTCAGCGCTACCAGCTTGGCGGCCATTCTGGGCATGCTGTGGTGGCTTACGGAGCCGCTGGGGCGCGGGCCGGAGCGCATCGTCGACGTGAACAACCGGGGCCTGACCCGCATCCGCATGCCGGACGGGACGATCAAATGAGCACCATTCGCTGGCTCGACGCCAGCACCCTGCCAGTGCAGCCCGGCGTCCTGGAAGTCCGCATTCCAACCGTGGCTTACAGGACCTGGGCACGCTGGACCGGCGAGTACTGGTGCAACTGGGCTACGAGCCCGGAGCGGGCCGCCCTGTGCTCCTGGCGCGGGATCAGGATGGGCTACGACTGGCGGCCGTGCGCATAGTCGATCGGCTTATCGGGGCGGCTGAGGCGATGGTGGTCAGCGCCGTGCTCACCGGGATCGTGCTCTACTGTTTACCGGCTCGGATAGCGCTTGCGATCGTCGGCACGATCTTCTCGGCACTTCGGCCAATTACGTAGCCACCAAGCCCGAGCTGCACGATATCCCACAGCTTGATGTATTCCTCGGGCTGAAGATTCGGCGCGGTCCAGCCGAATCAACGGGCCACGATCAGCGCGACGAAGATCAGCATGGTGATCGGGCGCCAGCTGGACGCCAACCAATTCGAGCTCGCGACCTCCTGCTGAACGATGCCGGCCTGCGCCTTGAAGGCGTCGGAGTCGGCGATCAGCTGCTGGATCTTGTAGGCTGCGGCATCCTTTTCCTGCTGTGCCTTGTCCGGCAGGAAGACGTCGGTGAGCCGTTTAGCGAGGTCGGCGAGAGAGCCGATACCGGTCAGATCCATCGTCGCTCCCTACGGATCCAGGATCTCCACGCGGATGCCCTGCCCTTGGGTGTAGCACATGAATTTGGCGATCGCTCGCGCTGAATGCTGCAAGCACATCTGCTTCGCGAATCCGTTCCCGGGCGAGCGCAGCCCGAAGCCGAAGCCGAAAGCGATCATGCCGAGCATGTCGTTAGCCAATCCGAGCTTCACGTCACCCGCAAAGTGGCCCCGATCGATTTCGACGTGCTTGTGCCCTGGTACGCGCTGCAGTTCATAGACGCGCCGAAACTGCGGGTGATCCACGCCGAGCACCGGAACGCGGTGCAGGTAGCCTTCGTAGACGCCGGCCGGGATGCAGTCGCGCGGCTCCAGGCTTTCGAAGCGCTCTTTCGTGTGCCCGGCCAGCCATGCGGTGCCTACAGTGCCCTCCGGCGCCCGACTGGTGCGGCGTATTGTGACGAGTATCCACATGCGAGAAAATCATACGGACATCGCAGCCATCAAACCCATTCGCCACTCAGGATTTGCTGCTCCAAGCGAATAGCTCTGTCCCCTACTTGTCTCGCCCAGATCGAATCGTGTAACTGAGCCACTGCTTCGGGCCAGTCGCCATGCGACATGGCGACGATGAAGTGCGGAAAATGCAAAAGCCCCGCGATGCCAAGATTGAATGCGAGATTGACGCACGCACCCTGCCGCACCGGATCGAGCCCCGCATACCAAGCGAACTGCGCGAGGCCGTCCTGCGCGCGCTTCACGTCGTTGGCGAGCAGGTAATCGACCTCGTCATCCGACAGTCCGACGTCGGTCAGGTTTCTGCCCACTCCCACAGTGAGCCTACCCACCGTATCGGTGTATGGCTTTAAGCGCACGCCCTCATCCCTGCGAAGCTGTTCGATGATGTCCACCATTCGCCTCTATCTTTTCGAGATTATCGAGATGAATCGAAAGAGGAACGAAGTCATGCGGGTCGCCATTCAAGTAATGATCGATCGCCGACTCAATGGATGTCCTTGATGTAGGTTGGGGCGGTTGTTGCCCAAGTGACCACATAGCTTCCTCCTGGATCGAGTTGCACAACGAGGGTCGTTCCGGCTGTCAGGGTGCCGAGCGTATTGCCGCCCTTTGCCACAGTGGCGGTATTGGTGGCCGACTGCTTCAAATAATGCGTCTCTGGAGATTGGGCAGCCGTTATTGTGGCCGGGGAAGCGCCAACGGTCTGCGGCGTGATCCCGACCGGATTGTATCCAAAATTCGAGATTGACCGACTCGCCGCTCCGATAAAAGTGGCGCCCTGAAAAAACGTATTACCCACCACATTATTATTGTTGGTAGCGTTTGATTCAAGAAAGGAGACGCTGACTCCATTCGCCATATTCGAGAAATTATTGGCAATCAGATTGTAGCTGCCTCCGCTTATCTGTATGTCGCCAATGCCGACATTGCTGGTCAGATTATTGCCTTGATAGATACCGCCAGTGACACTGCATTGGCTGGACTGACTTAACAGCACTGCGCCAAGATTATTGTTCTCGCTCTGGCTGTTCGTGAGATTGATCCATTGGCAGCCATTCAGGTAAAAGCCCGTTTGACCATGACTCGAAGCCCAGCAGTTGGAAAGCTGCATATACATCACGGGCGATGCATTCGAGCCCTGCAGGAACTGAAATCCATTGCTGGCGTTCGTATCGGCGAGACAATTGCTCATCGTCAGAAATTCGATCGGATAGCATCCGGCAGCCGTATTCCCGATGGAGAAACCCACGTTGCCGCCCTGCGCCTCGCAGCTGACGAACTTCGATCCATTGGGATTGAGCATGTTGAATCCCATGGTGTTCGTCTGCTGAGAAATGCAGTTTACCGCCTGAACCGCATTGGATGTTCCGACCGGGAATGTCAGCAGCAGTTGATCAAGGTAAAACCCGGTATCGCTCTGGAACGAGCCCAAACCGTCTACGCTGATGTTGTCCCAGATGACCTGCCATAAAGCCTGCCCGTACATTCCGCGATAGCAGCCATGGATGCGCAGATCCTTGTAAATTGAGCGATTGGTCCATTGCTCGAAAATACCCACCGAGAGCGTATTCGCATGATTTGCGCCCCAGCTTCCGAAGACGCAAAGATTCTGCACGCCTCCGCGATTCACTACGGCCACCGAGTTCCCGATGGTCGCAATGATGTTTCCGTTGAATGTCGGCGCCGCCTTGATGGTGGTGAATTCAGGCCCATCGCCTATCAAATAGACATCGGCGGGACGGTTCAGTGTTGCACTGACGAGATAGCCCCCACTCGGGATACGCAGTCGCGCGATTCCAAGAACTGATGCTGCCGAAATCGCTGCGATCAGCGGCGCGGTAACATCCGTGACGAACGTATTGGCTTGAACCGATGCAATCTGTGCGGCAGTCATGAAATCGAAGCAGCTCATTTCCTGCGCGAGCTTGGCCGCGACCGTCGTGGTTACGGCTCCCGTGCCGGCTGGCGTGAAGCTGCTTTGAGTCGCAAGACCAGTGGAAATGCCGACCGCATAGGTAAACGTATCGATCTGATTGCCGGCGGCATCGTATAGAATAAATGTGTAGATGCTTCCTTGTATGAGAAACAACTGACTGGAGATGCCTGCGGCGTTGGAGACTTCGCCGCGCGAATTCAATGGAATCGGATTCGGCAACGGGATCGTACCGGCCGAGTCTTGATAGGTCGCAGTGTTGATGCCGCCGACTTGCGTCAACAGGCTACCGCCAGCATTGGGCACGCCGAGATTATTGAAGAATTGCAAAACGGGAGGCGCTACGAGAGAGACGACGGCGGCCATTTATTGCCCTCCTGTCCCGGGAGGTGTTGCTCCCCTTATTTCCACCACATTCGCACGCGACTTTTGCGCCATCGCAGCATTGGTGAGCATCTTTTCGTGAAGCGCTCGAGCGGCTGCTAGATCCTTGGCAGCGGAAAGTTTCGGCTGTAGCAGCGTTCCTAACTTGGCTCCAGTCCAAGCGCCAGCGCCGCCTGGTGCGATGAATTCGCCAACTGCTGCGCCGGCTGCCGGCAGATTCTTGCCGACGATGCCGAGTTCTCCCGCTTTTTTGGTTTGAAGTGCGGCGCCCGGATAGGCTGTTTCGGCAGGCATGATCTGGCCTGCCGTGTTAAGCGTATGCAAATCCGCCATCTGTTCCGGCGTCATCGTGTATGAGAGCTTGTCATCTATCGAGTTGAGCGCTTTGTTGACTCCAGCGGCATCCCATGCACCGATTCGACTTGCGCCCGCGCGATAAATCTTCGTGGCAAGCGCTCCCCTTATTTCCGACAGCGCCGCATCCGCCCTTGAAACCAAGTCAGCGTCTACTCCTGGCATGCTCTTTACCTTGTTCAACGCGTCATAGAACGGTGCGAACTGTTCCATTGGAGCGCCTACGATCTTATCCATTAGATCGGCCGATGGCGTCATGCCAGCGGTGCCGCGCTTGCCTCCGGTGATCGACTGCATAAGGCGCGATTCATACAAAGATTTGTACTGAGAATTCAGATCGCGCGAGGCCGAGTAGATATCATCACCGGCAGAGCCGAGCACATCCTTATCGAGCGCGTCCTGGATCTTTCCGACCCAAAATGAGTTCTCCGGCGTCCAGGCTTGATTGAGGTACTGCCGCATCTTTTCTGCGGCGAAAGCCGTATTCGGAGCAGCGGCTCCGGACTCATCTGCAAAGCCGCTTCGCTTGAACGAATCGATCAGACCCTGCAGCCCGCTATGCAGAGATTGAACGCCAGCCACGCGCATCAAGGATTCCGTCGCCGGATCAGCCATGATCGCATCGACGGTCGGCGTCTGCACGGGGGTGCCGGCTGCGCGTTTGTCGGCAGCGCTATAGAGCTGCTTGATCCCGGCACGGTAATAGCCTTCGAGGCCTTCCCTGCCGATCGCGTCCTGAACGATGCCAGCCGATCCAGCGTCACCCAAGCGCGTATTCTTGCCTGTCGATTGGACGATGTTGTCCGCAAGATCGTGCATCGCTGCCTGTTCCGTAGCTATCTGCTGCGCTATCACTTGCCCTTGCGCGCTGGTTCCGTCTTTTTTCAGGATCGTCTCAGCAGCGAGTGTTGCTGGGTTGCCATTGACGACTCCGGGGCGTGGCAGGACTCCGAGGTCGTTGGCGATGCCGGCGCGTACTGCCTGCTCTGCAGGCGATACATCCTGCCCGATCGTTGATTGCTTGATGACCGGAAATTGGCCGTCCCGGACGTACATCTGCCCGGTTAGCTGCGGGTACGGATTCAGATTCGCGGAGGCCGCGCCACCGCCGGCCATCTGCTGCGAAAGTGCGGGGGCCGACCCGGCACTCTCTTGCAACCCAGTCGGAAGCGCTGGCGGTTTATATCGACTTAGGAGCGGCGCCGAGCTTGCTTTGAGAGCTCCCGTCGCCTCTGCGCCACCAGCAAGAATAGGAGCAGCGGATACAACATTAGACAGCACAGCACCAACGCGCGGAAAGCCGGCGAGTTCCGCCACGCCCTTGTAACCTTGCCCGGCAAGCCCGAATGTGGCTCCAATGGCACTACCTGCGGCTGCTGGAAGCCGTCCAATAGCCGTCTTAGGCTGACCCCAATCCCCGGGTGTGATGGCGCTTCCTGCGCTCTCGATTGCGCCGCCGACGGCCTCGGTAATCGGACTTGCAAGCTGTTCCGCACTGCCTAACCCCTTCACGAATTTGCCGATACCTGAGACGGTAGCACCAGGGGCATTCAAGGCGGTAGTAGTAATTGCCTCCGAAATACCGCGAACGGTGTCCCCCACAAAATCTGATTTAGGATCTGCGACATAAGCTCGCCATGCTGAAGTGGGGACTGGAGCCTCAGGAACGGTCGGCACCGACGCCTTAAGGGCCGATAGCTCAGCCGCTGGGTTGGCGTGCGCTACGCCTCGAATGAGGCCTACCGCTGGCTGATTCTGATAGGAACGCGATGGCTCGCCGCCTGCATCCTGCGCCATCTGGCTGCTCAGCGCTTGCGGCGCCGGTGGTTCCGATACTGTTGGCGCCGCAGCATCCAGCGCCATCTGCTCAGCGAGTCCCACGGAAAAATCCCATCTGCTCGAGCGCGCCGGTCTTGCGGATCAAATCGGCTTTGTCGGGCTGCCGGCTGATGAACGAGGTCGCAGCCTTCGGATTGCTTCTGACGAGCTCCTCGTACTGCCAGATGCGCGGATCGGCGTTGGCCTCGAAGGCCTGCCGTCCTTCCTGATAGGCCTGCGGATCGCCTGCGCCGCGGTTAGACAGGCGTGTGGTCTGCAGGAAATTGCGTTCGGCGGCGTTCATGCGCACCTGCCCGGCGACCGTCCCAGCAGCCTCCCTGATGGCGGCCGCGTCCATGTGTGAATTCGGCTGTCCCGCTTCGATCAGCGCTCGAGCCGCGTCGGTTCCGGCCGGCGTCGAGATATTCAGCTGCGCCATGGCCTTGTTCATCAGGTTCGTGTCGGTCTGCGCATCGCCGGTCAGATTCACGCCAAATACGCGCGCGAGTCCAGCCATGTACTGCCGTTTGTCGCCGCCGGGGCCGGTGAAGGCGGATGGCGCCAAGCCCTCGATTGTCTTGGTCAGACCGGTAACGAGTGGCAGAGATTGCGCACTGGCATTCAGGCCCGTGAAGTGGTCCGACATATCGGCCGCGGTTTTCGTCTGAGCCTGGACTGCCGCCGGCGTCGGCCATGGAGAAGGGCCACCAGCACCCATGCCGGTTCCTGTGCCAGCAGCGCCGCCGATGTAATGCGGCTGACCCTGCAGGTCCATGACGATCCCGGGCGCGACGCCTTTGGTCAGACTCGTGGCTGAAGTGAAGCCTCCGCCAGCAGCCGGAGGTTGCCTCGCTCCTAACAGGAGCGCAGGCCCAATATCGCCCTGCGCCGCGCTCGGCTGCGTTTCCACCGGAGCACCCGCCTGGAACAGCGAAGAAAACGAATTAGCCGCCTTCGATCGGGCCGCTGGATCCTTGATGTTGCCGAGATGATCGAGTAGTGAGTTAGCGGCATTGGCCGTCTTCACCATCTCCGGATGCGCGCTCGCCAGTTGCCCGACAACATTGCGCGCGTTCGTGATGTTGTCGTCCGATGGATCCAGATTCAAGGCTTGCAGCGGACCCTGCAGCATCTGCCGTTGCGCCGCATCCAGCTTCAACGCGGACGACTGCAGAGTGAACTTATCGTTCAGCGTCTTGATGATGTTCTGCGTGATCGGGGCCGCATTGACCGGATCGATGCGATTTAGCGAGGCCGAAAACTTGACCGGATCGATTTCGCCGTCGTCGCCGCGGATCGAATTGCCTTCAGCATCCTGACCGGTCTGCGCCATCTTCGTGGCGGCCTGCCGAGTTCCCATTGCCTGCTGCTGCCGTTGCGCCTCGGCCTGCTGTTGCTGCTGGATGAAAGTTCCGGTCGCCAGGTTCTGCTGCGCCTGCGAGATAGCGATCTGCTTCTGCTGCAGACCCATGAGCTCGCCGAGCGTCTGTATGCCCTTGTTCGGGCTTACGTCGACGTTCTGAGCTACGGGAGGTCCGCCAAAATCCGGCATCAGAATGGCACCGCTGGATTAGGAGTTCCGGGAGTCCAGTTACCGATCGAGCTGCTCGTACCGCCGCCTCCTTGCCCAGCCATCAAATACGCGAGCGGCACGGCCGATCCGCCGAGCGCATTGGTCGCTCCGACGATTCCGCCCGCTTGCGATGCGGCCGCTCCGGCCTGCGCTCCAGCGATACCGGTTCCGAGGACCGTGCCCTGTGTTCCGACGTTGGCGGCGGCGTTCTGACCAAGGCCAGCGATACCGGACAGCCGAGAGAAAATGTTCTGGTTCGTGGTCTGGAATCGGTTGTAGGCGTTCTGATATCCGGTCGCCGCCATGCTCTGATTGAAGGACATCAGATCCTTCAGCGCCGGCCCGGACAGCGCACCCACGCCAGGCGTGTCCTGATTGCGGATCGCCTGGCCGCCGGTCTGGAGCTGGAACTGGTAGCCCGGGTCTAGATTATTCAGGAAGTCCTGCGGCGTGAAGTTGCTCGTGAGCTGGCCAAAGCCAAGATCACCGCCGCCCGTGGCGCTCCCCGGCACGCCGGCGGCAGTGCGGCCAGGTGCCTGGATTGGCATTCCGCTGGTAGGACGTATCGCCTGGCCAGCCACTGCATCCGTCCTGCCACCCCCTATCAGAGTATTGACACCAACTCCAGGGTCGAATGCCGGCATCTGAGTCCCGGATGTGCCACCCGGCTGTCCAGGCTGCGTTCCCGTCATCGGTTGACCGCCGCTGGCACCAGATGAATAGCTCACCGGATTGATACCAAGCCCATAAAGCAGCTTGTTCAGCGCACCATAGCCGCCTTGGATAAACGGCTGCTGTTGCTGGTTGATCGTGTTGAACATCGATAGCTGCGTACCAGCGGCCTGCTGCTGGCCGGAGGCTTGCGTGCCGGCAGCTAAGTTGCTACCGACGGCTCCAATCACCGCACTGCCTGCAATTGCAGTGGCAACCCAGCTCATGCGGCCACCTTCGGAATCCGATCCATCGTCACGACTCCAGGCTTAGGATTGTTCCTGACATCAAAGAGCGCGGTTTCCTCATATTCCGTCAGGCGCTTCTCGATCACCTCAAGATTGCGTTCGCGTCCGACGCGATGAACGGTGATAATCGTGACCTCTTCGGCCCTGGTCAGGACCGCGCGCTTCGTCCCTGGTTTCGTTACCATGACATCGCCGGCCTTGATTTCCAGCAGCGCACCATCCTGCGCGACCCATGCACGTCCTCGCGTGACGATGAAAAAGTTTTCGCACTTGTGGATCTTCGAGACGACGAGCGTATCCGGGAACTGTGTGTACTCGCGCAGGTACATCCCATCGGCAAACATGTGCTCCGTTCGCACGTGCGCTTGCGGCAGCTTCGCCATTTCCTCCTGCAGGCGATTGACCGCAGCGCGCATCTCCATGCGGACACTGATCTTGCTCATTGGATCAGCAGCCCGGAAACTATCAGCGTGATCGAGGCGGCGATGCTGGCGAGCGCGCGCAAACTGGATCCGGCCGGGATGACCGCACCGGAAAGCTCCGGCGAGACGTAGGACTCACCTGCTGCGACGCTTCTGGCTGAGATCACGGTCGTTGCCGCTGTGAGCGCTCCACCGGTAGTGATACCGGCAGTGATGGTGACTGCGCTCGCCGTGGTGTTGGTGAACACCGCGCGGCCGACCTTGGCCGTGGTTTGCGTAGGCGCAAGATACACCGAGGCGTCCGCGTTGCCAAGCTGGACCGGCGCGACCAGCTGGAGTTGGGTGATGGTGGTCACAACTGACCTATAGAGCTACTTCCTCCCAAAGCAACCGACCGACCGCGTTCATGGTGGTGGTGGAATTGGCATTGAGCAGCGCCAGAACACCGCCGGGCGGTACGATTAAAGAGCCGTCGAAATTTTGAACGCCGCCGAAGCTGGTCAGTGTCGTCCCGCTGGTCGGAGCAACAATCGTCCCATAGGTCTGGGCCGTGGCATTGGTAAAATCGGCCGCATCGAACTTGACCACGTTATTAGTCAGGCCGGTGAGCGCATTGCCCCCGCTGAAACCGGCTGCCTGAGAACCTGAGAAACTTAGCGTTCTTCTGCTAAATACCGGCGCGCCGGCGCTTAATGCGGTGTTCCCGATCGATGCAGCCCAGAACAAAGGGCCCGCTCCAACGGGAGCCGTAAGTGTATTGATATAGAGCTGAAGCGAGGCTTGAAGAATGACCAGATTGACGGGAGAAGTCGCTGGATTCCATACTCCGAGAATTGGAGTCGTCGTCGCTGTCAATGTTATCGAATTGGCCGAGAGGGCCGTACCGACATTGCCGATGGAATAAAGATTTCCGCGGTAGCACTGTTCGTAGAAACGTCCATGGATCTCGCTGACGCCTAACTCACCAGTGCGAATCAGCCGCGGCGGGGTCGAGGCTCCATCTTGCAATGCTTGTAGGCCTGTTTGACCGGCAATGACTAATCCAGCCATGTCTTTCTCCTAGTTGAAAGTTGCCTGTTCGTCCGCGATGGGATCCACGGTAGTTCCGGTCAAAACTGAAAGTTGCAAGCTGTGAGCGCGCAATTCATAAAGCAGCAATCGCATCGTATCGGCGATCTGGGCAAGATAAGCGAGAGACGCGGCGCTTGCCGCCAGATTGCCGCCTGCTTCTAACGCCGCATTCGGCGCAAGCGCCGTCGCAGGAAACGCGATCGGCAGCGCCGGCTGATCCATCGCCAGCGTTACCGCAACGCTCTGCGCCATCTGTTGCGGCCCGCTCGGGCGCAGCGGCACATCCTGATCCAGTGCTAGCGTCACCGGCAGCGATGTCTCCATTGATCCTGGGCCGATATCGACGCCGGCCAAGGTCACGTCGGCCAGAAGATTGCCAGATCCAGACGTTGGCAGATTCGATATCGATACCGAGGCCGTCTGGATCGATGGATACAGGGTGATCGGCATATCAGACCGCCAGGCCGCCGCTCACGATCGCATTACAGCCGGTCGCGCTCGCTATTGCATTGATCGAGTCGCCCGCATTCAGGATCTGCGTTCCGGTCCACTGGAAGATGCTGTTGGCCGGAATCGTCACGCCCGGTATCAATACGTTCGCAGGCAGCACCCCAGTGCCGATGTAGACCGTCACCGCAATCGGCGCCGCCGTCGTATTCGGGATGTCAATGTCCTTCAGGTACGCTGCCATGTTCGTCGGCACCGTGTAGATGAGCGTGCTCACAATTCCGATTGGCACCTGACCAAACTTGACCGGTGTGACCAGTTGCAAACGAGCCATATCAAATTGGCCCCATCCAGTCAATCACTGTAGCGGCATCCGCATTGGGCGGCACACTGCCACTGTCGTCCAGGATCGCAAGAGCATTGGCCGCCGTGGTGGGCACGGGAGTGGCCGGCGGGCTGAGCGTTTGCGCGCCGAGGTTGTAGAAAAACTTGTACCAGTACTGATCGATGGTGACTTGGCCGATGATCTTGCCACTTTCGTCCGTCACGATCCCGAAAGAAGTCGTAGCCGGCAAGATGCGTTGCGGCAAGCCGCTGACCGATGTTGCCGCTGGTGCCGCTGACGATGGCGGGACCGGAACGGTCGGTCTGCCGACCGGATGGATGTTGGTCGCGATCGGCATCGGCTACGCGCTAAACGCTCTCAAGGTCACACCGACCACATCGCGCGGCACCGGATCGATCACCTGCAGTTCGATCACGTTGTCGCGCCCCATGCCGAGCTTGCGCCAGATGGTACGGTTCTTGTACTGGCCGATCTGCCCGATCGGGCGATTCCAGAGCTGTCCGAACGTTGAGGCCCCGTCGCGCGAGATCCTGATGCCGGCCTGCGGATTCGACCCCAGGCCGCTCGGATTGCCTGCGCCGTTGCGGAAATCAACCTGCAGGCTCGCCATGAACACGCGTCCGCGCTGTCCTTTGTCCCAGATGTGCGGCGAGCGCCTGACCGCGAACAGCGGCCAGCCGGCGTCGTTCTGCACATTGCGTGTGAGCTGATACAGGACCCCATTCTGATAATCGCCCACGATCCGCATGCCCTGGAAGTTCATGAACGAGTTGGACCGGTGCCGGTGGAACGCCTGTGCGTAGGGATCGTATGAAAGCCGCTTATGCAGCAACTCGGTCTGCGAGTCGTAGCACCACGTCACGTCGGCGGTCGGAAAGGTCAGCACATAGAACTCGTGCGTATCTTCCTGATAGACATAGCCGAGCGCATCCGAGGTGATCGGATAGGTCGCGACTTCCTTGGAAAAAGCGGGAGTCGAGACCGTCTCGACATTGAAGCCGCGCGTCTTGATGATGGCGTTTTCGCCGCGCTCAGAGCGGCCGAACCAGATCAGACCCTCCGTATTGAAGCGCTGCGCCGAGTGCCTGGCCTTGCAACCGGCCTGTATCAACGTGCCAACAAGGCGCTGGAACGGAAAGAATTGTCCGCCCGCGTCGTACCAGATCTCGGTCGTCTTGTCGCCGATGAGCCAGAGTTCTTCCTTGTTCTCGATCACGGCCACCAAATTATCCGGGGCGCCGTCCTTCAGCGCGAAGTACGATCCGCTGAATCCGGTGCCGTACTGCGGAAAGTTCGTGTAGAAGGTCTGCGTGCCGGGTTGATTGAACACCCACCAGCCATCGATGAATGCGACGCGATCGGCGCCGAGGAAAGCCGGATCGGTGATCTGAGCGAATGCGCGCGTGGCGATGTTGTACAGGTAGCCATAGGGACCATCGACGATCACCGCATAACCGCCCACGTTGTTGTCGCGAATGCTCACAGGGCCATTGGTGGTAAGGAGTGTTCCGACGCTCGTCAGCGCCAATGTGGCAAACGACGTTGCGGTGGCAGCAGATGCCAGCGTCACCAGATAGCATGTGTTGCCGATCACCGCGAGTGCGGTCGTAAGTCCTGGCAGCTCCCAGGTGCCGCGCACCGGCAGGTTCGTGACCGTCGATGGCAGCGGCCATGTCGTCATCGTGCTGCTGAAACCGGGCGCTCCGCCTCCCGGCGCCGCAACGAGCTGCACGAGGCCCGGGCAGCCGTTCATGCCGAGGATTTCTTTGGCGTTCTGCTTGTTGACCTCGGCGTACCAGTTCACGCAGGTTTGCGCGTTCTGAAGCGGATTCGGGGCAACGTCCTCGCCGCCCGACCATCCGAAATCGCCGAAGAGTTGCAGAGGTTCGGAGATGCCGGCCATACGTCAGTTCGCTGGAAGCGGAATCAAACCGCACGGTTCTGGATTGCATACGCAAGGCATGCCGGCGCCGCCGCAGCATGGCGGATCACCCTCACACCAAGCCTGAAGCGGATGATTCTCGCAAACCCATCCCTCGCCATGGCAAATTTCGCATTCTGTCGTCATCGCATGCCGCCATGCATGATCCAGCCCCCGTCAGGCCGATTGCCGCGCACCAGTTCGCGGTCATATCTCGACACTTCCGCCGGCCGCGCATTGAGTGCCTTGATAAAACTAAGCGATTCCTGCGCATTTGTCTTGATGGCCTCCGACAGCGGGAAACCGTACTCCGCGCACAACTCCTTCGCCAGCAGCCACTTGAGCATTCTTGAGTAGCCCTGCGGCATGATGAGGACTTGGTTGAGCGTAAGATTCGTAAGCAGCGTATCGGTGAATAGATGCAATTCCGCGTTATTGCCGGGCGTCTGGTAGACGTTCAGAAATCCATAGGGGAATGCATTGTTGTACCAAGCCACAGTCGGCCAAGGTCCGGGCTGTGCCTTGTAAAGAATCTCGGTGTATTGCGTCTGCGTCGCGGCAACGTCGAGCGTGAAGTCGAGCGCGTTGAAGCGCGTGAAGCCGTGCGTGATGCGCAGCGGGCGCGGAATCGGCAGATCGCCCGGCACCGTATAGCTGATCGTATCGAGCGACGCGGTGAAGGACGTAGCAACGGCCGACATCGTGACCGTCGAAGCGCCGATCGCGGTCACGGTGGTATTAAGTGGGATGATCGCCTGCAGATCGGTCAGGATCGAGCCGGAGCCGACCGCGTAGGCGGCCGCGGCGCCCGCGACCAGGTTCGACGGCACGTTCGTAACCTGCGCGATGACGGAGGATAGCGAGGTCATTGCCTCGGCCGCTATCACTCCCGGAGTGGTCGAAAGGTTGTAGGTACCGGTGCCTCCGGTGCCGGTGCCAAAGGTCGTGATCTTCGTATTGGAGGGCAGACCGGCGCCGAGGATCTGATCGCCGACAGAGAAGACGCCGCTCGTGATGCTGTTGACGGTCAGCACCGAGGTCGCCGTCTGCCCATTGAAGGCGGTGCCGATGGTGCCGGTGAATGCCGGCGAGCCCAGCAGGCTGTTGATCGGGTTGCCGACAGAATACAGGCGCTTGCCGGCAGTCCACGACAGGATGGCCTCATTCGATCCGAACACGTATTGCGTATCCGTCGAAAGCGAGTCCAGCAGATCGTTCAGCGTATCGAGGCAATCGGTCGCATCTGGGCTGTCGATCGGCTCGCCCGATTGGTAAGAATTGATCCGGCGCAGCGCGCCTTGGATCAGGTTCAGAGTTGTGGTGACTCCGAGGCTCATACCTGTGGATTCCCGGCCGGATAGGCAACGCTGACCGCGTAGTTCGACACTGTAAGCGTCACAGCGGAGTTAGCAACGACGCCGGTGGTCCCGGACGCCGGAGACTGCACGGTCACGAAGCCTGGCTTAGCAGCCGCCGTCTTGATCCATTTCAATGTGACCGGATCGTTCTGGAAGTAGCCGAGCGGCAGCACGCGCACGCCGGCGGCCACCATGGAGGTCAGCGCAGCCGGATATTGCAGCCCGACGACGTTGGGCATCGTGGGCATGGCGTCACACTGGCAGCTCCGCCCAAACCAAACCCAGTTGGGCAACCGTGGTCGTGGCCGTGGCCGATGCCGCCAAGGACGCCCACGAACCAGGCGGCACCACGATCGCCCCATCCAGGTGAATGAGGCCAACGAGCTCGTTATCGACGGTCAGTGCGCCGGTGGAGAGCGCGAGCAGAGGCAGGAAGAAGCCGCCGGCGTTGGTCGGCGTTCCGACTCGAAAAGTGTTGCATAGCGGTGCCGGTCCGCCGATTAGGAGATTCCCGACCGTATCGATCGGGGTGGTCGCCGAGGGCGCCGTAGTCTGTCCGCTGTTGCCGGTGATGCCGAGAGCAGCCGCGACGGTGGTAACGACGGTCAGGGCGCAGGTAACAGCCAGGATGACCGCGTTCACCGCCTTGGTGGACACTCCGGATGCAACGCCGGTATTGTTCCATAGCAATGGCCCGCCCGTGCCAGCAGCGGTGGAGAAGATCACCGGAGCAGTGACGATCGCTCGAGCTGCGAAAACCTGGCCGGCGCGCGCAACCTCGTAATAGCTGGTCCCGGCCGTGCCGACCGACAGATTGCCCATCTAGGTGAGCGGCTCGATGAACGCCTGAAGCATGCCGACGCCGCTGGTCATCGTGCCGGCGAATACTATCGCCAGCGAATCACCCGGATTCAGGTTCAGGTTCGTGTTGTTCGGACCGGGGATCAGCGCCGCCGTGAACGTCGTATCGGCCGCCGGCGTGCCGCTCAAGTCCAGCGCCGCGGTCAGTGCCGTGCCGGAAGCCGGCGGCGTGCCGCTCGGACATCTGACCAGCGTCGCCGTCCCGGAAGTCGAAGCAACGCGAATTCGCCATATGAAACCAGTGATGACGACCGGAATCGTGGCGACGAAAAAATGCTGCGTGACCGTCGTGGCGATGTAGAACAGGGCGGGCGACTCGCCAGCGGATTGGCTGGTCGCCACCCCGAGGGTACGTCCAGGCATGGCGCCCCCTTACCAGTCGAGCTGGCTGCCGGAGGCCGGCGCCGACCAGTTCGGCTGGATGCGGATTACCGTCACCCGGTAGACCGTACTCGCGGTCGGCGTCAGTGACCCGGCGGTCGGATTCACGAACTGAAGCGTCAGCGCATCGGCGGCGCTTACTCTGGCATTGATGACACCAACGCCGGCCAGTGGCGCCATGCATTGCACCTGCACTTGGTCGGTGGTCAGGAGGCCGATGCCGGTTGCCGCGAAAGTCTGCTCCGGTGCAGTGACGGAAGCCACAGCTGCGGGCGAAAGCGTGATGTTAAAAACGCCGACTTTCCACAGGTTGCCGGTCGGCATCTGCACCGTATCAGGCAGGGCGCTCGAGTTCGGGCCAGGATTGGAGCCGCTGACGTTCGTAACTGCGACCATTTTTGGCCTCCTTAGCCGGAAATCCGAACGGCCATCGGCCGGTACAGACTCGCGAACCCGTAGGCAATGTCCATCCGGGTCGGCTCCGCATCATTATTTATAGTGTACTGAGTGGCCACACGAATCGAGATTCCGAGATCCTCGTCATACGCCCGGCTCGCTTCGACCGCAGTGCGCGGCAGCGGCAGATCCACGAACGCCAGTGCATAGGCGTCGCGATGAAAGTACAGGTTCTCGGTCGACGCGGTCGCCGCGGCCGCGCCGCCGTTGATGGTGACGGTGAAGGGCGACACCGGAGCGGCCGAGACGTTCTGGAACTGGCCGCCGGAGATGAGGCACTCGCCCACGGTCACTGTCAACAGGCCAGTGCCGCCGGCCGTGCTGTAGGCGCCGGTCGTGGCGTTGAAGGTGCCGTGTAACAGGGTGGCTGCGGCGAACTGCGGCCCGCCCGGGGTTGCGACACCGGTCATCTGCGCATATCCGCCGGGAGGCAGGACCACGAACTGCTTCAGCACATTGCCGTATCGGCCGCGGCTTTGCGGATTCACCGGGAAAACGCCCAATACTTGCAGCGTGTCGCCCACCACGCACTGAGTCGTGTTGCCGGCGCCAAGTCCCGATATTTCAAAGGTGCCGGTCTGCGCCCAGCCGGAGGTCAGCAGCGCGGTGCCGCCAGATGGAGCCGTGGCCCCCGCCAGCACAGGCGTGCCGGCCAGCGTGCCGGTCGTGTAATTCGCGATATTCGGATCCTCGAACCAGTCCGCCCCGGCCGTCTTGGCCGCGACCATACCGGTTTCGAACAGCTCCGCTATTTTCGCCTGCGGATTGAACAGGCCCTTCAGAGAATCGGCCATTGCCGACGACGCCAGCGGATGCAGCACGGCCGTCGGCATCATGCCCTTCGGCATGCCCTCGGACACCAGGATCGCGCGCGAGTCCGAGAAAGACTTGAACGCGGTCGGCGCCGTGCCGGGCGTGCCCAGCCGGTTGGCCGTGTTCTGCATCGCGAAGAAAGCACCGTCGTTGTCCACCCGGTTCGCCACCGCCATGCAGGCCGGCTCGATGAACCGGTCTTCGAAATCATCGATGTCCAGCAGCATGTTGATCGTGTTGAACTGGATATCGACGTGGTACTGATACAGGATATTCACCGGCACGAACTGCTCGGCCGATGGTTCCACGTTCAGCGCCGGGCCGAAGGTACCCAGATACCGTGGCGGCAGGCGCACGTTGCATGTGGCCCCGATCTTGCGGCCCTTCTGGCCGAATTCCTTGTCGTATTGCCGGTTGAACTTGTCGGTGAGCACGCACAGATTCGCGAGCACCGGCAATGCCCGATTCGTGATCAGGCTGATCGTCAGGAGCTGGTTTGCCACGGGCTATGCACCTCGCGCCCGCAAGAGGGCGCAAACGCAACGAAAATCCGCTGGCTACGGATTCCGGGGCGGCTCAGTGCCGCTTGCGCAAGCCGAGATTGACCTGGCGCTTCTTGCTCCAGTCGTTGATCGTCTCGCGGATGTTCATATCTGCCGGAGCGACCTCGACTGCCGCGCCACTGCCATTGATCGGCTTGATCACCGGGGCCGCACCGCGGGCCCTGCTCGGGGCTATGCCCGTTTCGTCGTCGCCCGGCGCAGCTTTCTGCTGGCCGTTGGTGCCTGCTGACTTGTCCGGCTTTGCGCCGTCTTGTGCCTTCGAGCCACTCGATGTTTCACGTGAAACAGGCTCGAATGGTTTAAGCGTACTCTCGATTTTTCCGATTGTCACCAGTTGCTCATCGGGCGGCAACTTGGCGAGTTTTGCCAGAAGATCAGGATTTTTCGCCAGATGGTAGCCAAGCTCGGCGAACATCTCAGATTTCTGCATATAGCCGGCCACCACGGGAGGCACTTCGGCGTTGACCGCCTCGGTCACATCACGAAAATCCGGAACGAGTTCCAGGGCTTTCGAAATGCGATCTTTGGCAGTTTCGAGAATCTCGGCAGCGCGGCGCTCAGCCGCCAGTCGGGCGTTTTCCTCGGCCTGCTTGGCGAGTTTCTGATCGACGCGCCAGTCGGTCATGGCCTCCCAGTAGGCCTCGTCCGAGGCGAACTTGTCGCGCTGGGGCTTCCCGGTATCCGGAGCCGCCTCGGGCGGAATCTTGGCCTTCGCGGCCTGCAGCTCCTGCTCGAGCAGCTGTGCGCGCTGCTCGGTCGCCCGCTTTTCCCTGTACTGCTCCGCCGCGAATTCCTCGGCATCCCGCATCCGGGCAACGCGCCGGCCGATGGCCTTTTGCATCTTGAAGCTCAGCTCGCGCTTTTCGCGCGGCGTCAGGCCGTCCTCGCCCTCATCATCATCCGGGTCATGGTCCGGATCCGGCTCGCCCGCTTTCGGCGCCGGTTTATCGGGCGGCTTGTCCGTCTTGGCGGGGGCAGGCTTTTCCGGCTCTACCGGAACGCCCGGAATCGGCTCCTGCGCGTCCATTTCGGCCTGCAGCGCGGTGATTTCTGCCTTGCTGTCGATCACGGTTACAGCCATCACTGCCCCCTTTGCTCCGCGTTGAGTCCTGCCGATACCATGCGGTCGGCATCGGCCGAGGCGCCCGCCTGATCGATCCGGGAGTCGATGATCTTGCCGGCCGCCCGGATTTCCTCGGCCGCAATCATCGATCCGGCCCGCGTTTCGGTGTCATGGACTTTGGTTTGCGCCGCGACCTCGATCCCGTGCGCCTTGACCGTCTCGACCATATGCGTCTTGGTCAGGCCGAGCTTCAAATCCTGCTGCGCTTGCTGCAGTTGCTGCTTAAGCGCCTGATTCTCGTTCGCGAGCGACTGCACGATCGAGCGCGCGCGGCTGGAGAGCCCCGCCATGATCTTCTGCAGGCCTTCCGGCGTGGCCGCCATCAGCCGATCAGCCAGCTCCTGCATGTACGGGTGGTCGATCGACCGAAACACGAGATCCGAACCCTGTTTGGCAATGATCTCGGCCAGCGGACCCACCTTCAGCAGATCGATCAGGTTCTCGGCGCCCTCTTCGCGCTTGGTTTCGTATCCAGGCCCCGTGTCCATGACAACATCATAGCGACCCACCGAGAGGTCATTCTTGATCCGCGCCTCAGCGCCCTGCTCGCCTGCCACCCGCTGGTTGATCTGGACCATCTCCGGGGTCGAATCCTCGCCGATGATGCGCTGCATACGCTGCTCGGAGAAGTAGGCCGGGATCCACTCGACCATCACGCGCCAACACTGCGCGATAGCCAATGTCAGGTTGTCGTAATACTGGAAATGCGACTGATCGGACAGCCACTGGCGGCGCTTGATGGCGCGGCCGGACACGACCTGGCCCTGCTGATCCTGCCCTGGCTCGTTCGGCATGCCGGCGACCGCCATCAGGTTCGATCGCATGCCTTGGACGAACTCGGAAAAACCTGCTTCGATCTGCGCCGGCGGCTGGCGGCTTGGCGGCGGCAGAAGCATCGGTCCGCTCGAGGTCTCGATGATCACCGGCTTCGAAACCAGCACCGAGTAGGACTTCAGATTCGCGTCATTCCATTCCGGATGCCCATCGAGCTGTCCTTCCATCGCCAACCAGGGCGCTTTCGGCGCCAGCCCTAGCCGCTTGATCTTTGCGACCTCGCCATAATTGACCATGCGCTGCGGATCCATCATGGTTTCGACCATGCCGCGGCGACGAATCCGGCCGTCGATATCGGTGGTATTGCCCTCAACGCGGAAAACCGGAATCCAGCTGCCCGGAATCTGCTGACGCTCGACTACTATCAAGCCGTTGAGCCGGAACCACTCCACTTGGCGCTTGACGGAATCGCGCTCTCCTTCGATCGTGGCGCCGCGCTCCTTGAGCTTGCGTTCCACGTGGAACATCACCACTTTCCCATCTTCATTGCGTGGTAATTCGGAACGGTAGCGCGTCAGCTCGGAACCATCGGCAGCGCGAATCAGGTAGAGCTTTTCCTCCTTCTCCCGGATCCTGAAATACTCGGCCAGCCGCACTTCTTCCTTGTCCTCCCAGTCGAGGCGCTGCTCATCGCGGCCCAAGTCATTCCAATTGACATTCTGAGCATCAGGATAGCGCCGCTTGTACTCCTGGCGCTTCATCTTGATGCTGATGATGTTCCAGTTCTGATCAGCCCCGCTTGGCATGATCGCGCCCGGATCCATCGACACCGTGAACAGATTGCGGATCGGCAGAATACGCAAATCCTTTTGAAAGCTGCGCGGCTCTACATACTCTGCGATCAGCCGAAAGTAGCCCACGCCGGCGCCCACCGCATGGCTCGCCGCCGTGTCGTAGGCAACGGAGGCCTCGGAGCGCGTTTCGATGTGACGGCCTATGCCGTTGATGATCTCGGCGATCTCGACATCAGCTCCCTCCCCTACTGGATGACACTTGCCACGCGGGCGCTGCTGGCGAATGTTGTTCTCGACGCGCTTGACAAATGCATCGGTCAGATTGATGGTGAGCTCGGGCGAATCTTCAGATGCGGTTGTGGTGACATCGTGGTCCCATTGGTCACCTTCGCGGAAGAGCAGCGCTGCCTTGGCGCGCTTGCGATTGTCGATCTCGGATTCGGCGCAGATTTGCAGGCGGTCGCGTGCTTCCTCCCAGATAGCAGCGTCCGTGAAAGCCGCGAACTCGCGGTCCTCTTCGGTGCGGGCAGGGGCGCGGTTGGATTCTTCAGCCATCAGGCGGCATCCAACAACAGCCAGCGCGGGTTATCGTCGATCCACACGTCAATGGGCCTGCCGATACTCGCCATATACCCGACTTTGCCCTTGCGATCGGTATAGACGACTTCGCATGGTGGCTCGGCACCGGTAATTGTTGTCACGCCTTCGGCTTGCGCGCGCATCGTTACGATCAGGACCTCATGGCCGCGATCCTGCGCACTGAAGATCAATTCATCCCATAGCGCTCGATCGCGCGTATATGTGCTGTCGTAATCGAGCGCGATTCTCATACTTTCATCCAGGCCTGCGGACCGCCCCGCCGTATCGGCGCATGCCCATTTGATTGCGGTTGCGGCAGCTTCGGCGCGTTGGCGAACTCAAGTCCGCGCCCGATCAGGCTCAATACGTCCACCCCATCGTCATACTTGCCGGCCGGAAAACGCATGAGCTGGCTCATCAGGTCAGCCTTCCACGGCGCGGCCTTCGGCATGTAGACCTTGCCCATCGCGCAGCGCGCTTGGATCGCTCGCGCTCGCACAACCTTGTCCGCGATGCTCGGCAGCCACTCCAGGCGGCACGGCGTCTCGCGTTCCTGCATGCGCTTGCGCAGAAACGGCTCGATCGCGCGACGGATCGGGCCGGACTCGCCGAACCAGATGAGCGGCTTGTAGCGCGCGATCAGGTCGCACTGCCGCTCGATCCATACGTCGGACTTGGCCTGTTCGCGCCACCAGTCGATCGCGTAAAGGTCGCCGTTGTAGTCGAGCCCGAAGATGCCATGCTCGGTGTAGTCGCCTTCGCCTTCGCTCACCGCATAGTCCGAGGCGCCGTAGTAATGCAGCTTCTCCGGCAATTGCAGATAGGCATTGAAGTCGTCGCGCTGAAAGAAGTCGCCTTCTTCCGGGGCCGGATCCTGCTGATACAGCGCATTCCAAGCGCGGTGATCAAGCTTGGCCTGCTCGATCATCTCTTCAGTGAACCACTCCGGCCACAGCCGCTCGCCAGGTTGACGGTCCAGCGGGTCTGAGGCCTGTGCAACCATGGGAAGCTTCACGACCGTCCAGCGGTCGGCCTCGCGCTCAAGAATCCGCCCACCGAGGTCATTTTCGTGCCATCTTGTCTGTATCAAAATTTGCCGCGCGCCGGGCTTGAGGCGCGGCGTGAAGTCGTTGACGTACCAGTCCCATTGCTTCTGCCGCAGCCGGTCGGAATCGGCTTCCTCGCGCGACTTGATCGGATCGTCGATGAGGCCCAGATCCGCGCGCCGGCCGGCGATCGTGGTGCCGATGCCGGCCGCGAAGAACTCGCCTCCAGCGTCCGTTTCCCAGTTGCCGGCGGCCTGCGAGTCTTCGGCGACACCGCAGGCGAACACGTTGCGGTAGCGCTTCGAATCGACGGTGTTGCGCGCGCGCCGACTGAACCGCTCGGCCAGATCCGTCGTGTTTGACACTCCGAGCACCGCGGCGCCGAGGTTGCGGCCCATGAACCAGGGCGGGAAAAGTACGCTCGCATAGGTGCTCTTGGCACTGCCCGGCGGCATCAGGACCATCAGCCGTTCAATGTCGCCTCGCTCAACCGCCTCCAGATGCCCGATCAGCAGCAGATGATGCCGCGCCGGCACGAATCCCAGATCCAGATACTCAATGAACGCCGCCAGCGACGCTCTCGCCTTCCTGCGGGCCAGCAATTCGGCCGCTGCTTGGGCTGGCGATAATTTCGACGAGCTCGGCATCGCTAAACTCGGTTGCGTCGCGCAGATCGACTGTTGCTATCACCTGGGTCGGGATCAGGCGCGAGTACATCCGGTAAAACTCGGTCTTGTTGCGGCGCGCCCAGGCCACCATGGTCTTGATGCCGCCGATCTGAGAGAACACCGTCACGACGTTCTCCTTCACCTGCGCGCCGATCTTGTTTGGCACGCCAGGCGGGCGACCGCGAGTTGGAGGCAATGGTCCATGGACCGGATACGGATTGCCCTTCGGATTTCGATTGCCGGAGTTTGCATTGCCTGCCATCAGCGAGCCCTCGGATCATGATTCTCACGGGAATACCAAGCTGAGACGAAGTTTTGGCACAGCGCCGGATTGCTGAACTTGAGCGCGCGCTCTGGGTGGCGCGGATCGAACTCTTCGCCGAGCAACGTGATGACGTAGTGTTCGCCGGCGTTGCGCACGTTCAGGAGCTGGCCCTTTGTCCAGGTCGGCGGGACCTCGACATGCTTCGGCTCGGCTAACGCGATGATCGGATCGGACGTAAGCTCAATGGGCGGATCAGGTGCCATGGCCGCAAGTAGGCGCGCGGTGCGCTCCGCGTTCGAAGGACGGCCGCGCTTACGCTTCATGCCAATCCAGGCCCCACAAGCGCATCGACGAGGCTGCTAGACCACGGAGCAGCGGCCGTGCGGTAAAAATCGATCCTGGGGTCATCTGAGGCCGTTTGCGGGCGTTCTGGAGGCTCGACCACCCCGGAGACATCCGCTTCGCGGCAGATCAGATGCAGCTTTGACCCCCAGATGAACGTCTGGAACGCGTAGCCGCCGTATTCGTAGCCGCCGAGCTCGACCACATCGCCCGGCTTAACCTCGGTCGGCTGGAACGCGCGGCTGTCCCAGGTCTTGGTGCGCCGGTGCTTGTCCGGGTGGTCGTACCGCTTCTGGTAGTGGCCGGGCCCGACCGCCTTGACGATCCCGCGCAGCGGCTTGGTGCGCTCCTTGACCACGATGACGCCGCCGTGATCGACCTCGAGCGGCTCCACGACGATGTAGTCGCGCCGGCAGCGGATCGTTTCGTGCGCCGCAACATGGGATAGCGAGGCCCAGGAAAGCTCGGCTGAGCGGGAGCTGGTCGAGTGGACGGTCATGAATCCAATCCGGAATGGGACGATGCTTCCTCAAGCAAAGCGCGCACGTACTCTTCGGTCGCATTCCCTCCGAAGAGTTTGTCGAACTGGTAATCAGCGCAGGCCTGCACGCACCCCATGAACTTTTCTTTGGTGATGTCGTCCGTAATATCGACACGGCAGTGATGCGAATGCGTTGAGAAGCGCGCTTCGTTCGTTTCGTTGGTCGGGATCAACACGACGAAGACGGCCCAGCCCATCAATAGCCCATCAATAGATGCGGTTGTCCGGTGTATCTGCGGTAGATTCCATAATATCTCCGGTGGGCTAAGTGGCTAAGTGCTTATGGTGCCACACACCCGCAAGTTTCCAGCGTGTTCAATGCCGCTTCCGCCCATAACTCGCGCCGCCCTTCTCGGTCACATGGCCAGCACCGACCTTGGCGCTGCCAGCTTGGTCTTCGGCCTTCATGCCGCTCGCTTTGTGGGCGATGCCGAGATGCTCTTCGATGCGACTGAGCCGATCGTGATGGTTCTGCAGCTGGTCGTCCGGATCCATGGCCTCTTTCCCTTTGCGCTCCGTGGTCTTGCTGTCTTTGTCCCCGGATGCGCCGTATTTCACCGGTTCGGCCGCTTCGGATTTCACCGGCTTACCATGAACGTCGCGCGGCATGGTCAGTTCGCCGGCTTGGCGGGCGTGGATTCGCCTTCCGAGCGCGGACCCTGGTAGGCGTCGCAGGTCGGCCGGACCGCACCGGTTTCCTTGCCTTGGCTTCGGCCATCCTCGTCCCAATGACCTTTGGGTAACCGCTGATTCGGCTGGGCATGCGATTCGCCCCGTTCTTCACGCTTTGCCATGGTGCTCCTTCTTTGCTCGCTGGCGCGCTTCGAAATATCCGACCGCGAGCCGTTGCTTGATGTCCGGGAACTGCTTTCGCTCTCGTTTGCTGCTCACGAAGCGGCCGATAAAGCTCGAAAGTGGTTCACCTTTCTCGCGTAAAGGCATTATTTTGGCTCAGAAAAAATCCTCGCGGGTGATGGCGCAGACCAGCGTGTGGCAGGCTGTCTTCAGCATGAAGCGGGCCCAGATGAGGCCTTGACGCTCGACGTTGCGGTTCGCCTCGAGCTCCTTGATCAAGGCGCGGGCCTGGCGTTCGAGCGCGCGGACGTGCATCACGAGGGCTTCTTGCTCAACGGTGCGCCGCGCCTGCATGGCGAGAGAGGCTGGCGCACCGTGATCTTCCATGTGGCGGGTCTGGCGAGTGGCAGCCGGACGCTCATGCGGCGGCAGTGTATGCCCGCTCTCGCGTGCAGGTCAACGGGTGGTCAAATCCCGATCTTCTTCGATGCGGCGGCAATGTCTTCGGCGACCTTGGCCGCGATCGTCGGATGAGCCTTGCCGTACATCATGCCGAGGACGCCGACTGCGCCGTGCGAGACGATCAAACCGATGATCCAGAGCCAGGTCGTCATGTCGCTCATCTCCGAAAAAAGCCGCCCCGGAAGCCCGCCGTGATGAGACTGGGAGGAGACGTCGGCGAGCTTGCGGATCCGGGGTCGGCGCGCGAAGCGTACACCGCAGCGCTAGCCGTGGGAACGTTTCGCCACCCAAGCCCCACCGGATGTCTGCTGCATGCCCATGGCCCTCATTTCGGCCTGATCGCGGCATCGGCGCCGTGAGCCGGGCGACGGCTCGAGCGTTCCGGTGGCGTGCTTGGTAAATGCGTCCAGGTCCAGGAACTTTTCTCCGCAGCCGGCGCATCGGCCATTTCCGCGCTAGCGCGGGCGATGGGCGTTCACCGCATGATCGCTGCGGCCACGAGCGAGCCGACGATGAGGGCGACGGCGACGAAGATGAGCGCGGCGATCAGCTTGGCGCTGTCGTCGAAGTGCTTGCCGTCGGGCCGATGCGAATTCTCGGCTCGGGTGCTGCGGTGGTGGCCGTCAGTCATTTCCCTCAGACGACCGTTGTCGAGCCGACTGTCAACGCATGCATTTGCCATCCAGGCTCCAGGATCGCGATCTTCACGCCATGTTCTGCGCTCCAAGACCCGAGACTTTTGCGAATGACATCGATGTGCGCGGCGGTCAGAGCTTCGTGCGTCGTGATGACGAGGATCTGCCCGGGTTTTAGCTCCAGCGTCTTGACCGAATCGATCGTCACGCGCGGCGGATATTTTCGATCAAGCCAATCGGCGAACCGCGCAAAGATGTTCATTCGCCAATCTCCTCGAACAGCAGCGACAGCTGCATTGCATCGCGCTTCTTGTCCGGAAAACTCTCGCCAGCGCGAGCCGCGATGAACTTGCGCAGAACGGACGACTGAATCCCGGCTTTCTCCGCCCACGCTTTGATCGATTCGCCGAGCACTGTCGCGGCGTCCTGCGCATGCTTGAAATCGGCGATCATCGTTTCGATCGCGAGCGGATGCAGCTCATCGAGCTTGATGATCGCCTCCTGGTGATCGCTCGTTTTCGCCTTGCGACCGCGCACTTTGCGGGCGGCTTTCTCGACGGCTTCGTCGGCGGCCAGCGCAGCGGAGATTTCGGCGGATTCACTCGGCGATTGACGATCGGCTTGCATTGCGAGCTCCTTTCGCGGTTATCCGAATATTTCGGCGGCCAGGTCCTCTGGATCCGGCAGCGGCAGGCCGGGCTGCTGCGGGGTCAAAGCGGTGACGCTGATTTCGGCGCGCGGATTGGCGTGCTCGATGGCATGGAAAATGTGCTTCTCGCGCACCTGGCGGTCGTTGCGATAAACGCCGGCCTGTAGCAGCACGCGCGGGCCCTTGGCGCTGAGCCGGTGGAATCGATCCTGCAGGCAGTCGAGGATGATCGATTCGTCCAGATCCGGCCGCTCGCTCGCGTACCAGATCCGAATCGTCACGGCGACCGGACCTTCGAGGCGTTGGCGTGCGGCGGCCGGAATCTGGCGCAGGGCATCGCGTTCGTAGGCGAGCGCTTCTTTCGATTTAACGACCGCGATACGCACGTTTTCCTCCCCGCGCTTGAGGGTGACGATGCGCCGGCTGTTCGCTTTGCTGCACGGCTGGCCGCGGATGGTGAAGCTGATTGGCTCAGCCACTTTTCAATCCCAATGGTCGGCAGGGTCGGCCTCGCCGACTTTCCGCTTTTTGCCAAGTATGGCGCGAACGTAAGCCTTCGGATCGTTCGTGCCAACGGCAGCTCGGCACGCATCGAGCACGAGCTCGGGCGACCAAGTTTTCAGCCACGATCCGAGAAGCGAACGCGCCGAGGTATCGTCAAGCGGCTTCTTCCCGTCCCGCTTCAGCAACTCGACGCCAAATGACCAGACCTCGGCAGAAATCGACTGGTTGGACAAATCGGGCTGTAGGGGAAGAGAAGACGAAGACGGTGTCGGTGACGAAGACGGTGGTGTTTGCATGTGCAATGCATCTGCAATGCGTGTGCGTTGCATCTGCACTGCATCTGTACTGCAAATTCCTGCTAACTTCTTGAGTTCGCTGAATCTTCCTTTGTAATGAGGCAGCTCAAAATCCGGGAGCGGGTGCGATGGACGCTTTGCGCGCCTGAAAAACCCGTTTCTCGGTATCCATGCGAACGCCTCGTCTTGTACAACATATGTCCTGATCAAATCCACCTTCTCCATAGCGTCTATTTTGGTCGCTGTGGCCTCTGAACTGAGGCCAACGAAGGCCGTTGTGCGGCGCGATAGGAACGTCGGATCCAGTTGCACCAGGCCGAAATCATCGGCCAGCAGAAGCAATTCCACAAAGGCCAGCCGCTCGATCAGTCCGACCTTGTGATAACGCTTGCTATCGAGCATTTTCTCGCGCACGTATCGCGCTGGCATCACCTCTCCCAAATCGAAAAATCCCCCGGGTCGAAGCGCTTCGGCTCATCACCACCGTACTCGACCAGCTGCAGCGCAGTCGGCCTCCACCAGAATCCCATGCGCCCGTGGTATTCGCCGCTGCGCTGCTTATCGACCGTCATCCAGATGTCCGGATCTTTCGCCTTCGAAAAATCGCCGCGCTCGGTGGCCCGGCGCTTCTTCTCGTTCGCTTGCAAGATGATGACGTTGTGGACCATGTCCGGGCAGGCACCGGTGCCGCGCCAGTCGTAGCGATTCAAAAATCGATCCTCTTCCGGCTTGCGAACGTGCCCGACCAGGTGCACATGGCATTCGGTATCGCGCGCGACCTCCACCAATCCGCGCACGAAAATAGCCGAGCTCTCGTCCGTGTTGCGCCCGGGCGGCACGATCAGCGTGAGGTTGTCCACGATGATGTGCCGGCATGAAGTGCCAGCGCCGGCGTATTTCACGGCGGCCAGCACCTCGTGCGGCGCAAGATGGCCGACGTAGTCGAAGAAGTTCAGATAGATGAGCCGCGCGAGCAGCATCTCGAATTCGGATTTGCTCGGGCTGTCGGTGCATAGCAGCTGCCGCGCGATCCGCTTTAACTGCATCGCCACGTCCATCTCAAGCGAGTAGATCGTGACAGGCGTTTCCTGCAGCGCCCAATGCGCGGCCAGATAGCCGAGCAGGAGCGATTTGCCGTCGCGGTTCGGCCCGATCCATGCCGTCACCTCGCCCGGGCGGAAGCGGATCCGATCGTGCGTCTTCGCCCATGGCATCGCGTCGCCGTAAAGAGCGTCCTTTTGCTGGATCTTCACCCAGGCGCGATCCTCGAAATCCTGATCGTGGGCCGAGCGGATCAGCGCCGGGTACTGGGTGCGGGCAAACGCCTGCACGTCAACGTCACGCATCTCGCCTGCAGCGCTGCGAAATTGCAGGATGGCCGCCATTATTCTTGCTCCGGCGGAGGTTCTATATCGGCGATGTTCGATGAATGGGCGAGTGCATGACAAAGATCGCAGACGGCCACTAGCTCAAAGAGCAGCTCTGAGCCCAAATGCGCGTATGTCAGATGATGGACCTGAGTTGCCTTTGCGTTTGCGCAGCCTTCGCACATGCCACCACATCGCTTAAATACGTCGCGTCGTTTCGCTTGCCATTCCGGACTTGCCAAATAGGCGTCATACGCCGCCACTCGTTTTGAGCGCGCGTCGTTTCTATCTCGGAATCTGGCATCGGCGCCGTCTATCCAAGCCGGCAAATGGGATGGCTCTGCGATTGCTGAATGAGGCAGCCAGCTGCCAATCAATCGCCCGCACCTATCGCATTGTTGTCCGACGCCATTATTCGTCTTCAGGTAACGCAGCGTAAACGTGATTCCGCCACAGCGGCATTGCTGATTAGAGCTCACGTCAGATGCCCAGCCGCCGCGTTATTTCGGCGATCGCAGCGTCGCGCTCGGCCGGCGAGGCCTCCGGATGGTGCGCCTCCCAGTTGCGCTTGGCGAGCTCGTACACCTGCCAGCGGCGCTGTCTGTGCGCGATGTTGGAGCGAAACGTGAAGGTTCTCAGACTCGGCAACGAGATATACGACGGCATTCGACGGACTCCTACAAGTCGGGTCGAGAAGCGGGCTGCGTGATGGTGTAGGCCACCACGCCGCGGCAGCGACCGAAATCGCACCCGCACCCGCGCGCGAATTGTCC